CAATCCTACGTTCGAGAAGATCAGGGGCATCATGCTCACGGATGAACTTGTACATACTGTCCCAGTCACTGGTCCAGTAGCGTGTCTTGACAGATCGTGTGAACGACCCGTGTTGTGTTTTACCACCGTCTTGTCCGGTGGTCTTGCAGATTTCTAGAAGCTCTTGCTCCACGGCATCCAACTGCTGCTCAAGGTCAGCAATCTCAGCCTCCATCTGCTTCTTCTTCATTTCTTTTGCGTCGCGTATCTTAATGTACACGTTGACTAATTGACTTGCATCCATAGACATCCTTTGACTTGCGTTGAACAATATCTGAAATTATACACTGTCAAATTTGGGCGTCAAGCTTTTTTGCGCATGCGTGCATCAGTTCGGCAGAAATATTTTGTATGGCATACGCTTCACCTTCTGGGCCAAAGCAGCCCATGGCACCGGCTCCGCGTTCTGTCCCCTGCCACACATGCACGGCATCACGCTGACTCGTGCAGACCAAGTTGTGTGGTGGGGTCCAGTAAGCTCCACAGAGATTTACCTGCAAGCAAATTCACGGGCACACCGTGCAGGGCAGACAAACAAAGTTACCGTCACGCACTTGCAAGGCAGTCCAGTCGAGCGTCGCATGTACACCATGCTGCAGAACAAAATCGACTTGCACCAAAGCTTGGTAGATTTATACAAACAGGAGATCGAATGAAAACAACTTGGCTAGACCGCAGTTTGATGCGGGGTGGATACTTGGCGCTTGTGACTACGCAGGCTGAATACAAACGTGCCCTCAAGGATATGAATGTGGACGCATCTGACCGGTTTGTGACTCCGGGATCGTACGCAACCACGCATACTTTAAATAACGACAAAGGTGAGTTAGCCTTCATTGTTGGGGTTGATCTGGAGCGCATGAAAGATTTTGACTCTATTGCACTGGCAGCGTTGTTGGTGCATGAAGCTGTACACGTATGGCAAGGGACAGAACGCGAAGCCGGTGTCATGGGCTGCTTTGGCCCCGAGGGTGAGGCGTATGCCATACAAAATATTTCTTCTGTACTGTTGAATGCCTGCGCAGAAAAGCTTGACACTCAAATTTGACAGTGTATAATTTCAAATTCGTTCAACGTAAATCAAAGGAAATCTTATGGAAGAAAATAATTTTTGGCTCCGCATCTGGGGTTTGGCTGCCGCTACTACCGTAGCTTTGGTGTTATTGGCGGCATTAAATGCGCATGACAGACGTGACAAGTGGGAGAAGGCCGTGGCCAACGGTGCCGACCCTATGGTTGTGTCTTGTGCTTTGTATGAGCAAACAGGTGTTGAATCTGCGGCCTGCTTGTTGATGGCTCAGAACCGTAAGTAAGGAGCCGACATGGATGCAAGCCAATTAGTCAACGTTTATATCAAAATACGTGACGCTAAAGAAATAAAGAAAAAGCAGATGGAAGCTGAGATTGCTGACCTCGATCAGCAGTTGGACGCAGTGGAGCAAGAGCTGCTAGAAATCTGCAAGACCACCGGACAAGACGGTGGCAAAACACAATTCGGTTCGTTCACACGAGCTGTCAAAACACGCTACTGGACCAGTGACTGGGACAGTATGTACAAGTTCATCCGTGAGCATGATGCCCCTGATCTTCTCGAACGTAGGATTGCGCAAGGAAACTTCTCGCAGTTCATCAAAGAGAACCCAGACAAAATGCCTGCAGGTGTAAATGTCGAGTCCAAGTACTCGATCACGGTTCGCCGTTCATCCAAGTAACCTCCAATTAAGGAAATCAAAATGAGTAACATGACACTTTTCAAATCCGGTTCCGTTATCCCTGACTACCTGCGTGAAGCCGCAGACGCCACTACCAAAGACATTGCAGGTAGCTCTGGCGGTAAACAAATTTCTATCAAGGGCGGTGTGTGGCGCATGGTCGTAGGCGGCGAAGAAGTTGCCAAGAACGAAGAGCGTGCCATGAACTTCGTGGTGATTGCATCTGGTAAAGGTGTGACCCGTACGTTCTACGCAGACAAATACGAAGAAGGCAAGGACATCAAGCCTGCCTGCTGGTCTGCCGAAGGCGTAGTGCCCAACGAAGAAGTGCCAAACCCGCAAGCTAAGGCATGCGCTACCTGCCCACAAAACATCGAAGGCTCTGGCGATGGTAAGGCTCGTGCCTGCCGTTACAGCAAGCGTTTGGCTGTGGCTTTGGAAAACGACATCGGTGGCAACATCTACCGCTTGTCAGTCCCGGCCAAGTCATACTTCGGTCGTGCTGAGGGTGAGAAGATGCCGCTGCAAGCGTTTGGTAAGTTCTTGTCAGGACATGGTATCCCGATTACCGGCATCGTGACCGAAGCTCGCTTCGACACAGCCGAAGCAGTGCCCGTGTTGAAGTTCCGTGCTGTACGCCCCTTGACGAAAGAAGAGTGGGAACTGGGTAAAGCACAGAGCCAAACCGAAGATGCGCGTCAAGCTATTGAGTTGAAGATGGTTCCATCCAAGACCGAGAGTATGCCTGCGTTACCACAAGCGTTTAAAGAAGCGCCTGCCGCTAAAGAGGAAGCCGTAGCGGAGCCCGTCAAGCGCAGTTCTGCTAAGCCTAAAGCCGAAGCGCCTGCAACAAAGGATGTGTCCGATATTCTGAACGACTGGGCTACTGACGACGATGCGTAACAAGATGCGGGGGCACTACACCCTTTTCCTTCAGAAAGTTGAAGACGCAGACCAGAAGCCGATTGTCATGCAGTTGGCGGATGTTTGCATCAACAAAGGTACACCAATTACCGAACTTGCGCAGATGTTTGGCGTGACTCGTGCGAGCGTGTACAACTGGCTGACTGGTAAAACGGTGCCACGCGCCCGCCATCAGGCAGAGATGCCTAAAGTTATTGCACGTCTTTCAAAACGTAAGTAAACCTCGTGGGGTGACAGCTAGCGCTGTTGCCCCTATTTTTTCCCCTCAACCCAGTGAGGTTCTGTGACTGACTTTCTCAACTCCGTACTACCTACGCAGGGCACATATTGCACTGTTGGTATTCGGTCAGGTGCTGTCAAACAGTCGTTTCAAACAACGATTGAAGACGTGGAGGCTGTCGGTTCGGGTATGGATTCTCAAGGCGTAGATGCGTATTTCGCACTCGCTACATTTAACGACGACTCAGGTCGCAAAGTTGATAACGCAGCTTTCTTGCGGTCGTTCTTCCTAGACTTAGACTGTGGAACTGGTAAGCCCTACGCTGACCAAGCCGCCGCTGCCCAAGCACTATCCATATTCCTTACCGAAACAAAACTCCCAAGTCCTACGCTTGTTAACTCAGGTGGTGGCTTGCATGTATATTGGCCCTTGACTGAAGACGTGCCTGCATCCGAGTGGGTGCGACACGCAAAATCCCTGAAGCGCTTGTGCGCCCAGAAGAAACTATTTGCTGACCCTGCGGTAACTGCCGACGCCGCACGTATCTTACGCATACCCGGCACACATAACTTTAAGAACGAAACTCCGAGACCTGTACAGATTATTGCGGTGGGTACGCCTGTATCCCTTGCTGAGTTTATTGAGCCGTTACCTGCACCGGCGATGGACTTGAGTGCGGCTAAACAGTTTGGTATGGACGAGACGTCCAAAGACGTTAGCGGGGGCGACTACCCCAAGTGTTCGTTTAAGCGTATTGCAGTGCGTAGCTCCAACGGTAATGGTTGCGCTCAGATGAAACACGCGTTGCAGCATGCAGCTAGCCTTGAGGAACCGTTGTGGCGAGCCGCTCTGTCTATTGCGGTGCGTTGTGAAGATGGCGCTTCTGCCATTCATAAGATTTCACGCGACCATCCCGACTACGACGCGGCAGCAACTGAAGCAAAAGCGGCTGAGACTAAAGGCCCATACACGTGCGAGTGGTATCGGGACAACAACCCATCGCTATGCCACGAGTGCCCACAAAAGATTTCTACACCAATTCTGTTGGGTAAGTTTGTTGAAGCGGCACCCGTTGAAGACGACCAGTACATCATTGAAACACCCGAAGACGAATCAGCACCGGCACTCACGACGTCTATCCCTGCGTACCCATTCCCATACTTTCGCGGTGCGGCAGGTGGTGTGTTCAAGAAAGAGCGTACGCCTGATGGTGAAGAGAAGGACGTTGAAATCTACCCATACGACCTCTACCTGACAGAGAGGTACTTTGACTCGGACAAGTACGGCAACGGCGAAGGCGAGATGGTGGGGCTGAACTTGCACATGAAGCAAGACGGTATCCGCAGGTTCTACGCCCCCGTGACTACTTTGTTCACTAAAGACAAAATGCGCGACCTGCTGATTAAAAACGGCGTAGTCGCATACGGAAAACACTTGGACGCAATCATGGCTTATTTTGCTTCGACACTACGTAAGCTGCAATCGCAGTACGCTGCGAACAAAACACGCAGCCAAATGGGATGGACACCTGA